TTATCAGCGCAGGACTAGCTAAAAAACATTTGTCTATGCCAGCAACGTTGGTCACTGACGACTCTACTGTATCATGGATGAAACAGTCACAGCTATTTGAAATAGCTAATACAGTTTTTGAAAACATCATTGTAGCCGATCGACCTATTACTAATAATCAAAGACGACTCTATGATGGTGAGAACAGCAGCACAGTGCCATTTGTGAACGTCAATAGAGACACTGCTTGGAGTCTCACCCCATACGACAGGACCTTATTAATAGACAGTGACTTTTTAATATTTTCCGATGTTCTCAACAAATACTGGAACACAGATTGTGATTTATTAATAGGCGAATCTATAAATGACATTTACAGTCAAGATAGAATGAAATATCTTGATAGACACATTTCAGATACCGGTGTGAAATTATATTGGGCTACTACAGTAATGTTCACTAAAAATCAAAATACACGATTATTTTTTGATACAGTTAATCATGTTAAAGAAAACTATAGGCACTACGCTGATGTGTTTAGATTTGATCATCGACAATTTCGAAATGACATTGCTTTTAGTGTGAGCAAACATATATTAGACGGATTTGTCGAATCTGATTTAGGAACATTACCACCTATTTTATCTGCACTTGATCGAGATATTTTATATGGAGTGAATGATCAACGTCTAACATTTCTTATAGATCATAGGTTAGATAATAATTATTGTGCTGCCGCAATATCCGGAGTTGATATACATATCATGAACAAGCAGAGTATTATTAGAAATCAACAGCAATTATTGGAGATGATATGAATTTTGGCTATTTGCTTATCGTATCACACAGCGACACTGATGACTATCTGCAATTGGCATATGGTCTTGCTCTCAGTATAAAAAACACACAAAAGCCAGGATATGACAAAGTAGCATTGGTGATAGATGATACAGAAAAAATTTCCGAGCTAAAAAGTCCTTGGGTGTTTGATCATGTGATTACCTGGGACGAGCAGACATTTTGGAATGGTAGATCTTGGATGGACCAATTATCGCCTTTTGAACATACAGTTTGTCTAGACGTTGATATGTTGTTTACCAGAGACTACAGTCATTGGATAGATTATTTTATTGAAAATTGTGATTTGTATGTGGCCAATAAGGTCTACACATACAGGGGTGATATAGTAACTGATCGAAGTTATAGAAAAACTTTTGATGCTAATAATTTGCCTGATCTATATTCTATGTGGACTTTTTTTCGCAAAGATGCAACAATAGTTAATAGTTTTTTTGATCTTGGTAGAGATATTATACAGCACCCTGTGGAGTTTGCAAATATTTTTCTAACATCTTATAAACCAAAAATCATGGGCACAGACGAAGCATTTGCTCTAGCTGCACAAATACTAGATATCGCAGATGACATTGCCTATCCTTTAGAATTTCCGAGACTAGTGCATATGAAACCCCTTGTACAGAATTGGCCGTGGCCGGCGAACAAATGGAGTGATCATGTTGGTTTCTATCTTAATAAACAAGGTCGATTGAAAATAGGTAATTATCAACAGAATGACATAGTTCACTATGTGGAAAAAAATAAAATTGATAGAGAGCTAACCCATATTTTAGAGGAAATAGCATGGAAACAATAGAAGATTTTGACAAATGGTTAGCTGAATATAAACCCCCAGAAGTAACTTATGTTGCAGTGTTTGATCCTTCAACTGGTAAGGTTCAGAGTGTGGGGCCCGACTATGCATTTCCTGACCAAGTCAACCAAGTGCCAATAGATCCTGAGTTAGCACAGAGTATAATTTCAGCACAAATACAAATTGAGAAATGTTTAATAGATGTTAATTCAGGAAAACTTGAAATAGCAGAAATACAAACTCTAAATAAATTAGACGATGTATTACATAGGGTTATTTCTGTCGGATACACTGACATGACCGATCCTGATGTATATTTGACCTATAGTAAAAAAGACAAAACTTTAAAAATACAGTTGTCGGCGGAGTTTGGCGGTACTAAAAAATATAAAAATCAAAGAAGTCCTAGAAATATAGTTTGGGATGGTAATACCAGTATGGATTTTTTGATTACTGGGTATAATGATCCTAATGAAATTTTACAAGTAGTTTCGTTAACTATTAATGAACTTGTAGGTAAAACAATAAAAATTAAAAATATTAATTATCCTAGATTTAGTGTATACACTAAAAGATTATTCAAAAAATATGCGATAGAGTATAAATGAAAATAATAGAATTTGACGTGGTATTTTTAAGCTATGATGAACCTAATGCTGATCTACATTATGCTGATCTCTGTGCCAAGGTGCCTTGGGCCAAACGGGTTCACGGTATCAAAGGCAGTGACCATGCACACAAGGCCGCAGCAGAGCTCAGTGAGACAGACTGGTTTATTTCAGTAGATGCCGACAATATTGTAGATCCTAAATTTTTTAATTTAGACATTGATATGAGCGATCCGAAAACACAGGTCTATTGTTGGTGCGGGCAAAACAATGTTAATGGATTAAGATATGGCAACGGTGGACTAAAACTCTGGAACAAGCAGTTTGTTCTTGATATGAAAACACATGAAAATTCAACCAGTGATCGAGCACAGGTGGATTTTTGTTGGGAAGAAGGATATCAACATTTTCCCAGAGTATACAGTGAAAGCGTCATCACAGGATCGCCATTTCAAGCATGGAGAGCAGGATTCCGAGAAGGTGTTAAGATGACCTTGTTTGACGGAGAAAAGGTCCCGCCACAGGAAATTCGAGAACGTGTTTGGTGGCACAATATTCATAGATTGCGTATGTGGTCAACTGTAGGCGCACATGAAGAAAACGGCAAGTATGCAATCTTAGGTGCCCGCATGGGAACATGGATGACAAATTGTACTGATTGGAATTATGTAGATGTTAGAGATTTTGAAAAGTTGCGTGATATTTACGAAACAAAAGTTAATCATACTTTTGTAGAAGAAGATGCAATGGATCTAGCAGTTAAAATAAGCCATCAATTGGGATTAGACTGGCCTTGGTTAAACGAAAAACAAAGCAGATATACTTTAGATTTATATAACGAAACTATCAATTTAGGACTTACCTATCTTAAACAATAATGTATGATATTTTTTTTATAAGTTATTATGAACCTAATGCAGATGATAATTTTGCAAGATTGCGGAGTCGGTTCCCTCATGCACAACGCATAGACGGAATAAAAGGAATCCATCAAGCACATATTGCAGCTGCCAAACGAGCATTTACTAAAATGTTTTGGGTAGTTGATGGTGATGCTGAGATTGTTGATACATTTAATTTTGATCACGTTGTCAGCAAGTACGACCTAGAATGTGTACATGTGTGGCGCAGTCGAAATCCTATCAACAACTTAGAATACGGGTACGGTGGTGTAAAACTATTGCCTAAGTCTTTAACAGAAAAATTAGATGTCACAACACCGGATATGACTACCAGTATTAGTTCTTTGTTTAAGGCAATGCCCGAAGTCAGCAACATCACAGCATTTAATACAGATCCTTTTAATACATGGAAAAGTGCCTTTAGAGAATGTTGTAAATTAGCAAGTAGAGTCATTGTCCGACAGGAAATAGAAGAAACACAATTACGTCTTGCTGAATGGCGTATGTTAAATCAAAATGCTGCTCACGGATATTATGCACATCTAGGTGCATTGCACGGCAGCGATTACGGATCAGACAATAAAAATAATCTAGAAGCACTAAAATTGATAAATGATTTTACTTGGTTAGAGGAGCAGTTCAATGAACGATGTAGAAAAGATTAAAACATTTATACCTATAATGAATGAAATTAGTCCTACATTTTGTATGGCTAAATGGCACCATACTACTATCTATCTACAAACAGGAGAAACGCACAGTTGCTATCATCCTGCACCTCATAAAATACCTATACAAGAAATTCAGATAGACCCTAGCGCATTACATAATACCACAGAAAAAAAACTTGAGCGTCTCGAGATGCTTAACGGAGGCAAGCCCAAAGGTTGTAACTATTGTTGGAATATAGAAAAGCTAGGAGACGATTATATATCGGATAGAAAAGAAAGAAATGCTACGATATATACAGATCAACGATTTGCACAGATAAAAAATGGTGACTGGGATCAAAACATAAATCCTCAGTATATCGAAATAAGTTTTGGTAACGAATGTAATTTCAAATGCGGTTATTGTCATCCTAAACACAGCAGCAGCTATTACAAAGAAATCAAAGACTATGGTCCTTATACTATGGTTAAAAATCATCGCAATGATATTGATTGGTTTAAAATTCATGAGGAAGAAACTAATCCTTATGTGGATGCATGGTGGCGTTGGTGGCCTGAAGTTCGCAAGACATTGACAATACTGCGTATCACTGGAGGTGAACCTCTTCTGCAACAAAGCACATGGCGTCTTTTAGATGATCTAGAAATAAACCCATTGCCGAATTTAGAATTAAACATCAACAGTAATTTTGGTATAAAATCTATATTAATCGATAGACTGATTGAAAAAGTTAACAATTTAATTAATGCTGGCTGTATTAAAAATTTTAAAATTTTCACAAGCATAGATACTTGGGAAGGACCTGCAGAATACATCCGTACAGGATTAGATTTAGAATTATGGGAAAACAATCTAGACCGCTATCTTACAAAAACTAGACTGCCAGTGACTTTTATGATCACATTCAATGTACTTACTGTGACAAATTTTCAAACATTGCTGGCTAAAATTTTACAATGGCGTGAAAAATACAACAGCAGTAATCAAGATAAACCACAACGAGTGAGATTTGATACTCCGTTCCTTAAAGAACCTCTGCAGTATGATATGAATATTCTACCCAAAGACGAATTTATGCCTTACATGAAAAGTCACCTAGACTTCATTCTAGCCAATTTAGACGATAAAAACCCCAGCAAATTCAGTAACTTAGAGTATGAGAAATTCCTAAGAGTTGTAAAATACATGGAAACCACGATCTATACCCCAGAAAAGCTAAAACAAGGTCGTAGAGACTTCTTTAATTGGTTTACTGAATATGATCGTAGACGAGGAACAAATTTTCTTTCAACTTTCCCTGACCTAAAAGATTTTTATAATAATTGTAAAAACTATGAATAACACTTTTTGTTTGCAACCATGGGTAGGTATACACGCTTGGCCTGATGGTTCAGTATTCCCTTGCTGTATGTACGATTCAGCCAGTCCAGTAGGGAACATCAATCATGAAAAAATTAATGACCTAGTAAACAATAGCAATTATAAAACTTTAAGAGAACAATTATTAAATGGTGAAAAACCAAAAGGATGTAATCGATGTTATACTTTGGAAGCATCTGGTATAGAAACATTGCGAATGACCACCTCCAAACAGTACGAAACAACTCAACAACAAGTTATTGACTCTAAAACTAATCAAATGCAAGATGTTAAGTATCTTGATATACGATTTAGTAATATTTGCAACTTCAAATGTCGTACATGCGGACCTGAACTTAGTAGTAAATGGGGACAAGAAATTCCTTTTATAACTGGCGTGTCTGATCCAGGAGTAATTCAGATTCCACAGAATAAATTTTGGGATTATTATGAGCAGGCATTAGCAACAGCTGATGAAATAGTTTTTGCCGGTGGTGAAGCTTTAATGCAAGAAGAACATTATGCAGCTTTACAAAAACTTATAGAATTAGAAAAATTTGATGTTAGTTTGTTTTACACTACAAATTTATCAACATTAAAATACAAAGATACTGATTTATTCGAATTATGGAGTAAATTTTCTAATGTAAAAGTATATGCTAGTTTAGATGCATCGGGTAGTAGAGCAGAATATTTAAGGAAGGGCACTGTATGGAAGAACATTATTGCTAATAGAAAAAGAATCAAACAGTTATCTGGATGTCAGTTTTTTATTACTCCTACTATCAGCCTATTTAACATATGGCATTTTCCTGATTTTTACAAAGACTGGGTAGAGCAAGATTTATTAGAGCCTGGTAATATTAGGTTGAACATTCTAACTCATCCGCAAAGACATCAAGCAAATGTATTATTAAATAAAAATCCTATTATTAAACGTTGGGAAGATCTAATAACTTGGACTAAAGAAAAAAAATTACAAGAAGATATTGAAAGTCAAATTATAAAACAATTTGAAAGTGTTATAAGTTTTTTAAAGACAGATCCAGAATCGCAATATAAATTATTAGAAAAGTTTTTGTATGTAAATGAACAGATTGATGACATCAGATTAGAAAATGTATTTTCAGTGTTCCCTGAATTAAAGAAACATATAACAAATCCTACTATTAAGTCTGAAACTTTTTGTGTCTTTCCTTTTTTTAACCTAAATAGCAATACTGACGGTAGCGTAAAGTTATGTTGTAATATTAGAGAAAACTTACACATAAAAAAAACTGATGGTACCGAATATAATCTTGGTTCGGACTCAGTAGAAGATATTTGGAATAGTGAACACATGAACGAGGTTCGTCGTAAGATGTTGTTCGGTGAAAAGGTAAAAGAATGTAAAGACTGCTACAGACATGAAACACTAACGGAAAGTAGTAGTCGAACACAGAGTAACAGACAGTATATTAACGATATTGAAATTCATAGAGCAGTTAACAATTTTTTAATTAAAAAAACCGTACCGATAAACAATTTGAAAAGTTTAGAATTAAGATTAGGAAACACCTGTAATTTGTCTTGTAATTCTTGTTGGGGGTACAGTTCTAGTAAAGTAAATGAAGAACGAATTAGAATTCTTGATAAAGAAAAAACAAATTTGTCCTTGAACACGCTTTGGAAGGATGAATATCAAGTTCCAAAAAATATTAATCGTTGGTATAAAACTCAACAATATGAAAAGAATATAGAAACTGCGGCGACTAATCTAAACAGAATATATTTAACTGGTGGTGAACCTACATTAATTAAAGAAAATCGAATTCTGTTAAAAAATCTTATTGAAACAAACAACACAAATTGTTTTGTGAGTTTTACAACTAATGGTACGACAGCTGATAGTGAGTTATTAAATTTAATTAAGAATTTTCCAAGAAATGAAATACAAATAAGTATTGACGGAGTTGACGATCAGGCAAATTATATTAGACATCCTATTCAATGGGATGAGT